GAACTGCGGGCGCAATTTCTTCCGCTGCATCCAGTCGACGCGACAGACGCGGCATGGAGGCGGCGCGAATCACTGCTGTAAATGTCGCGAGCACCTGCAGGGCGACAACAATCAGCTCTGGACCTGCGATGAGTGCGGCACGTTTCGCGCGTGGGGCCAGGGTGCGCCGGCTGAAACCGTTAATAAACTTCTCCGCTGCGAGCACTGCAGCGAAGTGACGCCGCACGAATTCTGGAAAGTTGCATAATGAGGCGTCGTCTGTTGGCCACTGGCAATTCTCAGCACGCGGTTGATTGTGAGCAAAACCATCAAATGCTGACCTACCAATGGCAGCCTAATCCGAGGAGCGGCCGGCTTGCGACACCGGCCGCGATCCGGCCCGCATGTTAATCGACTCCCGCACCGGCATGAAGATCACGACCCGCGCCAGTCTCGGCCGCACCTTGGTCGGCCGCTCGGATGGCATTCCGCTGCCGCTCAACGACGTGATTATCGTGGGCGAGGACGGCGAGCCGATTGGCGTGTGGATGCCCTGGGGAATCTGGTTCCAGATCCAGCATTTTGTGCACCGGGTGCTCGAGCGATGAGGGAGGAAATGATGAGCGACGAAAAACAGACTTGTTACTTGAGTGGACCGCCGAACCTGAATGCGTTCACGATCATGCGAGTCCGCAATGGCGAGATTCGTGGAGTGGACATCAACTTTGAGGACATCGAGCACGCTTACCGCGCGCTGCCGTGGGATCAGTTTGTCGAGCAGTACGTCGAGCCCGCATTCGCGCAGTTATTCCTTGAGTAATGGCAAAGGGCGGAAAGCGACCAGGCGCCGGCCGCAAGCCGAAACCGAAAGTCGCATCGATCGCCGATCGGGCGCATGCCGGCTGGTTGATCGAAAAACTGAATAGCCTGCCCGAGCCCAATGAGCCGATCGAAGTCGCCGGCTGGCGCGGCTTGTGGGATTCGACCGACGCGCGGATCCGACTGGACACAAGAAAATACTTGTACGACCAGCGCGACGGCAAAGCCCGCAACACCGTGAACCATCTCCACGACAAGCCGATCGAGCACAACGTCACCGTGAGCTATTCCGACGTCATCCAGAAAGCGCGCAAACGCGCGACGGGGCATCTCCCGGCATGATCGAAGCGAGCGACCAGGCGATGATGCTTTCCGACATCGGGCAATTTACGCACGACCCGCTCGGCGCCGTGCTCTACGGTTTCCCGTGGGGCGAAGGTGAGCTTGAGAAATTTGCGGGCCCGTGGGCCTGGCAGCGCGACGTGCTCGGCGACATCGGCGCGCACCTGCAGAACCCCGACACTCGCTATCAGCCGTGTCGCATTGCGGTGAGCTCGGGCCATGACATCGGGAAAACCGGCCTGATCGCAATGGTCTGCTGGTGGGCGATGTCCACTTTCGAGGACACGCGCGCGACCCTCACCGCCAACACAAAAAACCAGCTCGACACCAAGACATCACCTGAACTCGCGAAATGGTTCCGCAACGCGCTCAACACCGAAATGTTTCAGGTCAACGTGACCTCGGTCAAAGTGCGCGAGGATGCGCACGAGCAGACCTGGCGCGTCGATCTTGTGCCCTGGTCGGAGGACAACCCCGCAGCGTCGGCCGGTTTGCACAACAAAGGCAAGCGCCTCTTAATCATCTTCGACGAGGCGAGCGAGATCCCGTGCGTGATCTTCGAAACCGCCGAGGGTGTGCTGCTCGATAGCGACACCGAGATCATTTTCCTGATCTTCGGCAACCCGACACGCAACCAGGGGCCATTTTTCGATGCGGTTTTCGGAAACCAGCGGCACCTCTGGAAACATCGCGTGATCGATTCGCGCGAAGTCGAAGGCACTAACAAAACGCAGCTACAGCAGTGGCTCGAAACTTATGGCGAGGATTCTGATTTCTTCCGCGTTCGCGCCCGTGGCCTGCCGCCTCATTCCGCCGAGGGGCAGTTCATTGACAACGAGCTCATCGCCGGCGCTCAAGTTCGAAACGTGCACAATCTCGGCGACGAGCCTCTGGTCGCCGGGGTCGATTTCGCCTGGGGCGGATCCGACGACAACGTGGTGCGCTTCCGCTGCGGCACTGATGCGCGCACAATTCCGCCGGTCCGCGTCAAGGGAGCCGCCTCGAAAGACCCCGCTGTGATGACCGGCAAGCTGGCCGACGTGCTCGCGAAAACCTACACGCTCGCCGACGGCCGGCAAACCAAAGTCGACACGCTGTTTTTTGATTCCGCCGGCATCGCGGCACCGGTCGAGGCTCGACTGCGCGCGCTCGGCTACAAAAACATCATCGTCGTGAATTTCGGCGCCGACTCGCCGGACCCGAAGGCCGCTTACTTCCGTGATTTCATGTGGTGGAAGCTGCAGCAGTGGCTGCCGACGGGCGCGATCGACAAAACCATCGAGCTCGCGCAGGATCTCGCAAAGCCGGTGCTGGTGAGCGATCGCCTGCAGAGGATCAAGCTGGAATCGAAAGAAGATATGCAGCGACGCCTTTCGAAACTAGGGCTCGACTCGAGCTCGCCCGACGACGGCGACGCGCTCGCCCTCACTTTTGCAATGCCGGTCGCCCCGAAAGCGCCACCGAAACCACCGAAGCGCTCGGCCGCGTCCCGATCCGCATGGAGTTAACCCGATGAATACAGTCCCCAACATTTTCGCGATGCGTGCCGGCACAGCGATGCCGCGGCGCTCACTCATGTCGCCGAGTGGGCTGCCAGCGCAAGCCGGTCCGCTGCCGGCCACGATAGCGCCGCCGATGGGCGCACCCGGCCCGGGAATGATGCCCGCACGCTTTCAGGGAGAGGCGCCGCAACCGCAACCGCCTTACATCCCGCCCGGCGTGATGCCGCCCAACATGGGGCCCGGTGGACCGATGCCGCCGCAAGCAATGCCGCCGAATCCCGAACTCTATCGCCGACCGATGTCGACCGCGATGCCGGTGCAGCCTGGCATGATGCCACCGCAAGGACCGCCGCAGGATCCGCGGTTGATGCAGAACATTTTTGCGCGCCGCGCGATGCAGTACTGAGAATGAAACAGGATTACGTCATCAAAAAGCACGTGCGCGCGGACAGTGCGGCCGATGCTCTCTCGATGGATTCGTCGACGCCCGTGCACGAAGTTTTTCTCGCCGGCGACAAACCAGAACGCGGCAACGTGTCCGCAGTGGGTTTCGCGACCGTGCAGGCCAATCTCGACAACTTCGAGCTCGACAACTGATTTCCCTTGCTGTGCGGACCAGGACTCGCCCCGGGGCCAGCGGGGAAGTCTACCCGACGCGGCCTCGTCTCCCGTCGCCGCACACTGCGGAGGCTGGCCGACAAAAACCTTATGCCATGGACACGTCGTCAAGTTAAGAAGTTGCTCTCGAACGGCTCGCCTCTCACCGCGGACCAGAAAGCGCGGATGAAAGACGAACTGCACGCGAACCCCGCCATGGGACACGCGAAAAAGGGATCTGCAGCGCTCAAGCGCGGCCCGAAACCGGTGCCGATATCCAGCGGGGTGAATTCGAACGCACTACGGAGACGAGCAGGACTTTAATCCATGAACGCAGCCCAACAACAGATCGATCGCGCACTCAAGCGCAAAGGTTTCGGCGGCCTGGCGGATCCGCGCCTGGTGCAGCAGCTCGCTTTCTGTGTGCGCGACCACGACCACCTGCGGACTATCCTCGCCGGTACGAAGCCAGAAGAGCGCACGAAGGCCTTCGAACAGATGCGGCCTTACCTGCGTTTCGCCGCGAAGCCGCTCGACGTCTATCTCGCCGAGGCCGCGGATCTGGCCGCGCGGCGCGAATATGACCAGACCGCGATCGACATCCTCGCCGAAAAGGCAATCGCGCAATCGCAGCATGAAAAAGTCGGCGGGGGGCTCACGCTGGTTTGTACGAAGTGCACGAAAACCGAGATCTTTCGCGCGGCCGAGAAGAAAGAAGCCGAGAGAGCAGCGCACCGCGCAGGATGGCGCGCCGATGTCCGAAAAACTTACTGCCCGGGACACGTCCCGACGCGCGGCACGATCAAAATCCATTGTGTTGGAGCCTGCGATGTGATCGCTCGCCTGCGCTGCTGGGATCCGCAGGATGGCTACACGGAACTGCGGCGGCTGGGATGGACGATCGACGACGACGCTCGCTGCCCGAATTGCACGCTCAAACAGACGGTCACTCTACAGTAACCCCACTTCATGAGCAAGCCCACACCTAAAGAAATTCGCGAGCGGTTCTCCGACTACTCGAACGAGTGGGAGGACATTCGCGACGAGGCGCGCATCGATATGCGCTACGTGCTCGGCGACCCATGGGATCCCGAGGACCGCAAGGCGCGCGAGGATGCCGGCCGGCCCTGCATCTCGCTCGACGAAATCAACCAGTACCTGAATCAGTACATCAACAACCTGCGCGCCAACAAGCGCGCGATTCAGATCGCCCCGACCGGCAACGGCGCCAACGACAAGCTCGCCACCAGCCGCGAGGACGTCGTGCGCGGCATCGAGTACCGATCGAACGCCCAAGCGGCTTATGTCACCGGCGGCGAAAACGCGGTCATGCGCAGTTACGGCTTCGCCGAGCTAACCACGGTCTATGCGAACGACCAGGCCGAGGACGGGCCCGCAGCTTTCGATCAGGAGATCCGCATCGCGCCGATCCCGAACCCCGACACGGTGACGCTCGACCCCGATTACAAACAGGCCGATGCGAGCGACGTCGAGCACGCTTTCAAAACCGACCTGCTGCGCTTGAAGGACTACAAGCGCAAATACCGCGGCATGGCGACCGTGAGTTTCTCGGCCGACCAGAAAAAAGATGCGTCGCAGTGGATCCGCGAGAACTACATCCAAATCGCGGCTTTCTGGCAGATCAACAAAACGCAGCGCGAGCTGCTGCTGATCGATGGCGGCGAAAACGGTCCGATCGCGGAGTGGGCCGACAAACTGAAAGGGAAAAAAGGTTTTCAAATATTGAAATCGCGCAAGGTCGAAAAGCGCGAAGTCATGCAGTATCTGACCAACGGCGTCGAGATCATCGACGAGGTGCCATGGGCAGGCTCAAGAATCCCGATTCTCGCGTGCTTCGGCAAAGAGCTCTTCGTCGATGACGGCTCGGGCTCACAACGAAAACTGATCTCGATGGTGCGCCTCGCGCGCGACCCGCAGATGCTGCATGCGTTCTACGCTTCGCAGGAAGCGGAAGAGGCGGGGATGTCGCCGAAAACGCCCTACGTCGGCTACAAAGGGCAATTCGAGAGCGACCGCGAAACCTGGGAAGAGCTCGCCAAAGTGCCACACGCGTTCGTGCAGGTCGATCCTTACGTCGACGCCGCGAGCGGCCAATTGCTCCCACTTCCAGAGCGCACGCCGTTTGTTCCGAATTTCGAGGCCTACGAGCTCGCAAAAGAGGCCGCCAAGCGCTCGATTCAGTCGGCAATGGGCATCTCGCCACAGCCGACCGACATGCAGCGCGACAACCTGAAATCTGGCGTCGCGCTCGAGCGGATCGAAACCTCGGAAGCGGTCGGCAGCTTCCACTTTTCCGACAACTACGACCGATTTCTGCAAAATGCCGGCTGGCAGATTAACGAACTGATCCCAATCATCTACGACACCGCGCGCGACGTGCCGATCCACAAGGCCGACGGCAAAACGGCGACCATGCGCCTCAATGATCGCGAGTACGAGGTGCAGAACCCGGGCGCGCCGCACCTCGACACCAGCATCGGCAAATACGACACCACGGTTTCAACCGCCCCGAGCCATGCATCGCAGCGCCAGGCCGCCGAGGCGTTCGTCGATCTGCTGCTCACCAACCTGCAGACGCTGCCGATCCCGCCCGAAACCGCGACCAAGATCCTCGCGCTCGGCATCAAGATGAAAACACTGGGCGCGATCGGCGACCAGATCGCCGAGCTGCTCGACCCGCCGACTGGCGAAAATCTGCCGCCGCAGGTGCGGGCCGCGATGCAGCAGCTGCAGGGGCAGATCCAAATGCTCACGCAAGAAAACGCGGCGCTGCACATGGAGCGCGCCGGCAAGGTACTCGAGCAGAAAACGAAAGTGCAAATCGAAGGAATGCGCGGGCAGACCACGCTCGACGAGGCGCACATCAACGCGATCGTTCGCCTGGCGGTCGCCGAGATCACGAAGCAATCGAAAGCTGACGACGGGCAGGCGCGCGCTGATGTGCAGACGGAGCTCGCACAGCTCGGCATGAAGAAAGACATTGTGACAATGGCGCACGCATCGGCCGATCAGCAGGCCGCGGCCGCGGTCGGGCACGAGCGCGCGAAGGATCTCGCAACGCACCAGGTCGCGATCCAACCGGCGCCTAACGAATCAAAGGGGCCGTTGCCTCAAACACCATAGGCAGAAATTCACAGCAGATGATGCATTGCCCTTTTTGCGATTTGTGCACGTACGTGATGACGAAGACCTCGCCGCGCACCGGATCCTGCTCGACGCGGATCGCCGTCGCACATGGCGAAATCAACTTTAGATCAACTGAATCCACGCCCCGACTTTAGCACTACCTCGCGCCGCCCGTTCTCGCGACACAACGGGCACACCACCCCCCACAAGGAAACCAATGAGACTGATCACCTGGCTGCTCTCGATCTGGCTTGCTCCTGCACTCGGCAAATTCATCGTCGAAGCGCCCGCCGAAACTGCCGGCTCGGCCCCGGCATCTGAAACACCCGCAGCACCTGGGAATTCTGATCTCGCGATTCCATCCGGCGCCGAGTACGACGCCTGGCGCATGAGCGGAAAACTGCCGACACCCAAGGACGACGCGGCACCGTCCGGCGAGAGCGAAACACCCGATACCGAAACACCCGAAACAAACGCCGACACCGCTGCGGCCTCGGCAGCCGCAACCGCCGCAGGGAAAAAGGGGAAAACCAAAGAGGACACGGAGCGACGCTTCCGCGAACTCTCCGAAAATTTCGGAGCAGCACAGCGGCGCATCGCCGAGCTCGAGCGCGAACGCACTGCACCGCCGAAACCCGCGACAACGCCGGCCCCGCAACCGGCAGCGGCCGCAATTACTGAGCCCGAGCCCAAGATCGATGACGTCGACGCGAAAGGCGAGCCGAAATACAAAACGCTCAACGACTACCTCGCTGCTGCCCGTAAATGGGACCGTGACACAACGCTTTCCGAGATGGAGAAACGTAGTTACGCAAAGCAGCAGGAATCGGCTCGCTCCGAGCATCTCCGCGTCATCAATGAGAGCTGGAAAACCAAAGTCGAAGCAGCGCGCACCAAGTTCGCCGACTTCGATGCGGTCGCTCTCAATCCTGACCTGAAGATTATCGAGGGTTCGGTCGCCGATGCGTTCGTGCTCGACAGCGAACACGGCGGCGAGGTGCTCTATCACCTCGGCAAGAATCCCGCCGAGCTCGAGGCCCTCTCGAAGTTGAACCCACTGCGCCAGGCACGCGAACTGTTCAAGATCGAAGCGAAATTCGCAAAGCCGGCCGCAGCCCCTGCGAAAAAAGTCACCGACGCCCCTCGGCCCCCGCACGAAGTGAATGGCGGCGGGCGCACTGCGCCCGACGAGCTCGAGCAGGCGGTCAAAGATGGCGACGAGGCCGCGTATTTCGCGTCCGCGAATCGCCGCGACGTCTCACGTCGAAAAGGAAAATAATCCGTGGCAAACCTGTTTCTCAACACGAGCTGGATCTCGCTCGAAGTGTTGCGGTTGCTGGTCAACAAACTGACCGTCGCCGAGTACTTCAACACCGACGACAACGACGAATTCAAACAAGAATTCGCGGTCGGCGCGACCATCCAGAAGAAGTTTCCGCAGAAGTTCCTCATTCGCGACGGGCTCGGCTACAACCCCCAAGCGATCAACCGGATCAGCACCACGATCTCGCTCGATCAGCCTTTCGGCATCGATTTCGAGTGGGACGATTACGAAGGCGCCGTCAAGGCCGAGCGCAGCGAGGACGAAATTCGCGAGCAGTACCTCGAGCCCGCAGCCGCGCAGCTGGCGCAGGAAGTCGATACCCGATGCGCGCTTTTTGCCAAAAACAACGTCTCCAACATCGTCGGGATTTTGGGCACCGATTTTACTTCGGTCGCCACTCCCTACGCTGCCCGCCGGCGCCTGATGGAGAAGGCCGCACCCCCGGGAAAACGGGCGATGTGTATTTCGTCCTCGCAGATGGCGAGTTTCGGCACCAATATCACCAACTTTTTCCAGCCTGGTGACGAGCTCTCGCAGATGTTCAAAGAAGGCTATCTCGGGCGCAATGGTGGCTTCGACTGGATCGAGTCAAACTCGATCTTCTCGCACACCACCGGCGTTTGGGCGAACGTGGTCGGCGTCACCGTCACCGGTGCCGGACAGTCGGGCAGTTCGCTGATCATCACCGGCACCAACGGCGACACGATCAAGCAAGGCGACAAAATCTCGATCGCCAACGTGAACGCCGTCAACCCGATGACGCGGCGCGTCGCTGGACCGCTGCAAGCGCAGCAGTTCAACGTCACGGCGGATTTCGTTCTCACCGGCGGCGCGGACACGATCTCGATCTTGCCCGCGATCTTCGGACCTGGGTCGCAGAATCAGAACGTCGACGCCCTGCCCGGCAACGGCGCAGTGCTTACGCTCTGGCCTGGCTCGTCCATCGTCAACGGCGCCGCCAAGACTGGCACCGTCGGCCTGGCACTCACTAAACTTGCATTCGCGCTGGTCGGAGCGAAGCTCTACTCGCCGAAGGCGGTCGAAGTTTGCAGCCAGAAGCGGGATCCAAAAACCGGCCTCGCGGTTCGGTTCGTCAAGGCCTGGGATCCGGTGCGCTCGATGAACATCCACCGATTCGATATGGTCATCGGATTCGGCAACCTGTACCAAGACAACGGCGCCGTCGGCGTCCTGAGCGCATAAGGAGAATTCCCGCCAGCTCGCGTCTGTAATTACACCGTAGTTGCAGGCGCAGACCGGGAGCCCAAAACCATGAAAAACACTTTCCTGAAATCTCTCTCGCTGTTCCTGTTGGTCTTTGCCGGCCTGGCCTTCGGTCAGACCACGATGACCACCACCACGCTCTCGGCCGCTGTTTCCTCGACCTCGACGACCACGGTTCGCGTGGCGTCGGCGACGGGCATCACGGCCGGCAGCACCATGCTGTACATCGAAGATGGCACCGGCGGCTTTGGTGCCGGCGAAGCGCTGTTCGTCAATTCCGTGAACGGCACCGCGATCGGCGTCACCCGCGGTTACTACGGCACGCTCGCCAACCAGCATATTTCTGGCGCGATTGTGTTCGTCGGACCACCTTCCGCGTTCCAGGTGGTCGAGCCGTCGGGCGCCTGCACCGCGGCCAACCAGCCGTTTACTCCCTACCTCAACGTGAAAACGGGGAATCAATGGTTGTGCTCCACGATCTCGCTCTCGTGGGTGCCGGGTTTCTTCAACCAATCGGCACCGACTGGGGTCACGGTCGCGGTGGCTTCGGCTGCGACGGCGGTTCCAAGCGGACCACTGTTCCACGTCACGGGTGCAGTCGCAATTACGACCATCGGGGCCGGCGTTGGAATGGGCGGTTCTACTACCAGCGTGGAGGGTGCGCCGTTCTGCATCATCCCCGACAATGCCACAGTCGCCGGGCTCACGGCGGGCAATAACATCGCCAAGAGCACGACGTTTGTGGTGAATCAGATCGTTTGTCTGACGTTCGATCAGACCAACAAGAAGTACGTCGCGAGTTACTAAGAAAATGGGGCGGGAGAACCTGCCCGCTCCCTTTCTTTCCCTCTATGTCACTTCGCGAAAGCGCACGACGAGCGCCGCGGGACCGATGGCCGCTCGAATTCGACCTCGCCGGCGTGCCGCGCAACACCGACACCCGCGAGCAACTTCTCAGAGACGAGGACACCAGCACCATGAGCAAAAACAATTTTTCGGACGGGCAATCGATCGACCTCAACAAAGTGCCCCGCGTGCCGTACACGCACCAGGAATTCCCGAAGATGCTCTACCACGCCGACGGTCGAATTTTGACGGTCGAGGACGAGAAAGCCGAGCGCAAAGCGGAGCGCAAGGGATTCGGCGCGAAGCCGGTCGCCGAGCGCGATTACCACCTGCTGCGCAACGGGCGGGCGCCCGAGAAAGCCGAGCACGTTGAGCCGGTTGCCGATGATGAATTCGCCGGCGACGATCAGAATGACCAGCAAACCGCCGACGAGTAACTGCTCGCGGCTCACATTTTCCAGGAGAACGTGCGGCAATGGGTTACGAAGAAAGATTTGCACTGCGCAAACTGACGGTGAATAGCGTCACTTGGACTGACATCCAGGGCCTAGCGGTCCTGCCGATCAATGCCAATTACGTCATCATTGTCAACACGCTCACCCCGCCCGAGGCGCTGTTGCTGCGCTCCGATCCCAATAATGCCAACTCTGAAATCTCGATCGCTGCGGGCGCCTCCTTCCAGATCGGGGCATCTGGCACGCCGCGCGGATCGCTGCGGTTTCCGCAAGGTTGCAATGCGGTGGGCGCAGTCAAATCGACTTCTTTGACGCAGGCAATTCCGGTCGAGTCCTCCGACTAATGCCGATACGCTTTGAACGGCCGCCCGACCCGCCGCACGTCGTTTTTCACGAGCGATTAACTCTGGCGCTACGGGGCGCAAGTGTTCTGCTTTTGCTGCTTCTGTTTTTGCACGCGCACGGCTGCGCGTGAACTCTTTCAGGAGATACCTTCCATGATTTTTCAAGCCTCTCTTCCTGGTTTCGGTTTTGGCATCCGTGGTGATGGCGTCTCAACTAGCATTGATCTCGATCTTCGCCAGCTTGTGCCCATTGGTCCTTTCACTGTTCCGCCCGATAGTGTCGTGAGTGCTTTTGTTGTTTCCGGGCCGACGGGACTTACGGTTTCGGCCGCAATTAGCGGCCATCTTTTGACCATCACTTTTAACAGTGCCATTGCTGCAGACAGTTCCGCGGTGGTGAATATCGGTTTCGGTTTCAGCGGTCGCTAGTCCATGGCCCCTCTCACCTACACGCTGCTCGATATCATCTCCGATGCTCTGATCGAGATCGGGATCCTCGCGCCCGGCGACCAGCTCGACGCGGAAACCGGGCAGTGGGCCTTTCGCAAAGCAAATTATCTGATCGATACCTGGTCGGCTGAATTCGGCAAGGTGTTCACGACCACGTTTCAGCTCTTTAACCTGGTGCCGAACCTCTCGCCGCACACGATCGGACCAGCCGGCAACGTTCCGGCGCCGACATTCGCGCTCAACTCGCCGCGGCCGGTGCGAATCGAGAGCGCGGCGCTGATCCTCAACACCAGCGGGCAGCTCGTCGACCTGCCGATGAATATCCGCGACGATGCATGGTGGGCGCAGCAGCGGACGAAAGACATCAAGACGAACGTACCGACGGACCTTTTCTACTCGGCCGACTCACCGCTCGGGAGCTGCTTTTTCTGGCCGGTGCCGAACGTCGCGAACCAGGTGCGCCTACAACTGCGGACGATGCTCGCACAGTACGAGCAGATCAATGATCCACTCGCCGGGTCAGGCGGCGCGACCACGCTGCCGGTGGGCTATCGCAACGCGCTCATGCTCACGCTCGCGGAAACGCTGGCCTCGGGTGCTGCGCGGGAGTTGAGCGCGACCCTGGTCGCCTCTGCATTGGCAGCGCGCGCCGTAATCTTCGGAAATAACGCGAAGTCGCCGCGGACCTCGACGCAAGACGCCGGCATGCCGCGCGCTGGACGACGGGCCGATTTCAACTGGGCAACGGGCGGGCGACCGGGCGGGCCGCCGGAATAGACCATTCGTCGCCGTGGAGAAATGCGATGTCGGCGACATACTCCGCGGCTAGCTCCGGAGCGATCTCTATCATCCGTAAAATTGATCTCTCCCATTCGCGCTGAAAGTCGAATGGGTGTTGCGCGATGACGATGTTTTTCGGAAACGACCAAATGCGACCAAATGGAATCGCCTGCTTGAACGCGCCCGCGGCGACGCCGAGCCCGAGCATCGATAGAAAGCGCCGCCGATCCATGAGGAGATTTTAGCCGATGGCAAAAGTCACAACACCACCAGCACAGCCGGACGATCTCACGCTCACCATCCGCCTGCACGACCCGATCGAGAAAGGCGACCACGAGCTCGCTGCGGGATGGGTTACGGTGCGGGTCGCGCGCGCAGATCTCGAGATGAGTGCGGCGGGATTTTTGGGGCGCTACGTGCGGCCGGCGCTGAAGCAGATCAAGGCGCTGAAACTCTCGTAATTGCATAAACGTGCATTAACGCATGCCTCCCTTTCCCCTTTTTTGCGGCCCGACATACCAAGCCATCTCGCCGAACATCGACGCCGAGCTCGCGGTTAACCTATTTTGCGAGCGTTCGGAGTCGACGGGCGCGAAAACGCCGCTCGCGATGATCATGGCGCCCGGCAAGCGCCTGTTTTCACAGCTGCCCGAGGCCGGCGTTTCCGAGCTCTTCACCGTCAACGGCCGCACCTTCGCCGCGGGCGCGCACCTCTGGGAGCTGCAGGGGAATGGGGCCACGGTCGACCTCGGCCCGCTGGGCGGGACGCAGCCGGTGCGGCAGTGCCAGATCGAATCGAATCAGACGCAACTACTCTGCTTGAATAACGGCAACCTCTACGTGCTCACGCTCGCGACCAACGTCCTCACCGCGGTGAACATGGCGCAGTTCAACGGGCCGGTGATGCAGATCGCCTTCGCCGATGGCTACTTTTTCGCGTGGATCCAGAGCACGCACACCTTTCAGGTGTCGCAGCTTGAGAATGGGCTCACCTGGTCGGGCCTCGACATCTCGACGGTTTCGCTGTTTCCTGACAATTTCGTTTCCATGATCTCCGACCACCGCGAGATCGGGTTTTTCTCCAATAAAAAATCGGTCGCGTACTACAACGCCGGCGCCGGCTTTCCGCCTTACATCCCGATTCAGGGATCGTTTTCGGAATTCGGCGCGGCTGCGATGTCGGCGACGGTGCAGGCCGACAACTCGGTGCTCTGGATCGGCGCCGATGAGCGCGGCGGCGCGATCGCGCAGCGCCTGGTCGGTTATAACAATCAGCGGATCTCGACGCACGCGGTCGAGTTTGCCTGGCAGAACTACACGACGGTCGCGGACGCGCGCGGCTACACCTACCAGGAGAACGGGCATACGTTTTGGGTGATCTGGTTTCCGACCGCGAACGCGACTTGGGTCTACGACATCTCGACGCAGTTCTGGCACCAGCGCGGCGCGTGGAATGCGATCTCGGGCACCTACGATGCCGACCACTCGCAATCGCACACCTTCAACTTTAATAAGCACCTGGTTGGCGACTGGGCGAGCGGGAACATCTACGAGCAGTCGACTTCGATCTATGCGGACAACGGCGGGATCCTGCGCTGGCTGCGGCGATCGCCGACGGCGAACAAGGACAACAAGTGGATCTACTATTCGGAGCTCGAAATCGACATCGAGCCCGGGCTCGGGCCGCAACCGCCTTTTCTTGACGGGCTCGGCAACCCGCGGCCGCCGCAGATCATGCTGCGCTGGTCGAACGATGCGACGAAAACCTGGTCGAGCACGTTCCTGCTCGGCTGCGGGAAGGCCGGCGAGTACGGCGCCCGGGCCCGCAAGATGCAGCTCGGACGGGCCCGAAAAAGAGTTTGGGAGATCGCGGGCACGGATCCGATCGCGTGGAGAGTGGCTAACGCTTACGTGAAAGCGGAAGTCTCGACCGAATAGCATGGCGACCAAGCAAACAACGCTGTTCCCGCCGCCGTTGCGTGCGTCCCAGCTCTCGGATCCGGAACAGAAATGGCTGCTCACCTTGCAGGTGTTGCATCCGCTGCGTGTCGGTGACAGCTCTGCGGGCCCGTATTCGGAAGCGCTGCCCGCGGCTGGCCTGAATTCGATCACCGGGCAATCGAACCAGAACCAGGAGCTGATTTTCGTGAAGGGGTCGGCCGACGCGAACAACTGGACGATCACGGGCGCGCTCTCGGGCGCCGTGGTGCTCGCGGCGCAGTATGCTTTCGCGCGCTTCAAGTCGGATGGAACGAATTGGTGGAGGGTCGGCTAATGACCATCGCGCGCACCTCGGATTTCGTGCTGATCAAGCGCTTGGCGACCGATCCGGCAATTTTTCCGCACATCTCCGACGACCTCTCGCCTGAACCGGAAGCATGGGAGCCGATGACCGATTCGCGCGTGTGCTACTTGGTGGCTTCCGATGAGCACGGCGTGTTTGGCTTCGGCGTTTTCATCCCAGTGACGTGGGTGTGTTGGCGGGCGCACTTCGGGTTTCTGCCGCGGGCTTACGGGCAGGCTGCCGCAATCGCATTCGGCGGGATGTTCGAGTGGATGTGGGCGAACACGCTGGCGCGGCGCATCGTGGGCGAAATCTGCTCTGACAACCGGCGGGCGATCCGCTTCGCCCAGCGGGCGGGCGCGGAAGTTTACGGAATCAATCGCGGTAGCCTGCTCAAGGACGGCGTGTTGCGCGACCAGACTGCTTTCGGAATGAGCAAACCTCTATGAGCTTCGTATCGGACATCGTTGGCGGGATCATGGGCGCGCACGCGGCAGGCGATGCCGCGGACGTTACAAGCCAGGCCGCGAAAAAAGCGCAGGACCTGATCGCCAAACAGCAGCAGCACGCGCTCGACTTCCAGAGCGGCGTCTGGAATGAGGACAAGGCCAACCAGCAGCCCTATCTCGATGTGGGCTCGACCTCCGCGAATCACCTGCGGGATTTTCTCAATAATCCCTTTATCGCGCCCACGCTCGAGCAGGCAAAACAAAACCCCGGTTACCAGTTCGCGCTCGACCAAGGAGTAACTGCGCTCGACAAGAGCGCGGCCGCGCGCGGCGACGTGTTCAGCGGCACGCAGGGAACAGCGCTGCAGCAGTACGGACAGCAGCTCGGCGAGCAGAACTATAGCGACGTCTACAACCGGGCTATGGGCGAGTATATGAACCGGTTCAACACGCTCATGGGCGGGACGCAGGTCGGGCAAACGGCAACCGGACAGTATGGACAGCAAGGCCAGGCGGCGGCTTCGAACACTGGCTACATCGATCTGACCGGGGCCGACATGCAGGCGCGACAGATCAACAATGCGGCCGCCGCGCGGGCGTCGGGCTATCTCGGAACCGCGAAGGCCTGGGGCACGATGGCGGGAAACTTGGAGCAAGACGTCGTGGGCGGCATCGGCAATCTCGATCGCACGGGCGGCTCTAGTCCGTGGGAGCAGGCGGGAAATTTCTTCGGATTCTAACTTATGAGCACAATTCCTTTTCCGAACATTGCTGATGAAGCCGGGCAGATTGCGGCCGCTCCGCGCAATGCGCTCGAAGAGTACACGCGTGTCGCGGGATTGAAGGCGCAGAACGCAGCGTTGCAACAGCGCACTCAGCAGGAAGCGCAGAGCTTTCCAATCGCGCAGCAACAAGCCCAGGCCGCGCTTCAGCAGACGCAGCAGCAAAACCAGATCCAGCAACTACAGCTGCAGGATCAGCAGACGCTGCGGAAGATCCAGCCGAACCATGTCCAGAAGGATGCAAACGGCGTGCCTACCGGCTACGACTTCGACGGATTCTTTCGAGATGCGGTCGCGAGCGGAGTCTCGCCGCAAACCCTGCAGGCGATGCAAGAGAAGCACCAAGAGATTTTGCAAAAAGCCCTCACGCTCGATGACACCAAACTGAAAGCCGAACAAGCAAAGAATCAACGTCTGTTCGAGAAAGCCGAAAGCCTGCGGCCGCTCAAAGGCCCGGAACGGGAAGCGGCCTATCAACAAATCCTGATGGATGAAGGTCGTTCCGGCGCAGACGTTTCAAAATGGCCCGCACGGGCGCCGAACGATGATGCGCTGACCGCTCTCGAAGCGCCTCTCGGGATGCACGCGCAAGTGTTGGCCGATGCAAAGACGCAATCAGAGATCGCAAAGAATCTGCGAGAGGGAACGGCTTCACAACTGGAAGCAAAGTATCTCGGCATTCAGGAGAAACTCGGACTCAAGCAGCCCGTCACTGCGGAAGAGAAGGCATGGGCGCGCGGCTATGAGAAAAACAAAACGATGGTGCCGGTCGCGAATTTCAATCTGCAGAATGCTGGCGTAACTGGCTCTGCAGGCCAGCCTTCTGCGATCGCTCAGGCACTCGCAAACAATGAAATGAAGTGGAGCGAGGCAGTGTCGCCGCGCATGCCGATTGCGGTTAAGCAGAAGTTGCTGGCCGAAGTTAAGCAGATCAATCCGAACTATAACTCTGGCGATTTTGCCGTCGAGCAGGGAGTTAAGAAAGCCTTCACGAGCGGCCAGTATTCGCAGCAACTCAACTCGATCAACCGTGCACGCGAGCACATGGGCACATTCCTGCAGATGGCCGATGCGATGAACAATGGCGACGTGAAAGCGATCAATCGGGTCAAAAATGTTTTCAAAACTCAGTTCGGAAGCGATGCACCCGGAAATCTCAACATCGCCAAACAGGCATTCGCGTCCGAAGTGGGAAAGGCATTCGCCGGATCGAGTGTTGCCCTCGCTGATCGTCAAGAGCTCGCGCATTCGATCGACTCGGCGAGCAGCTGGGATCAGCTCTCTGGGGCTGCTAAAACGGCCGACGCTCTACTCGAAGGCGCACAGAAGGCGCTCAAGCAGACTTACGAGTCGGGAATGAAAAGCATGCCGAACTTTGGTGGCCAACATTCATCCGGCGGCGGGATGGTCACCATGAAAGCGCCGAACGGCGCGACACGGCAGGTGCCTGCCGATCAGGTCGAACATTATAAGTCGCTCGGGGCTACAGTTGCTCCCTAGGGTGAGAGAATGGCAGCTATAGGCTTTATGGGTGGCGGGCTGATCTTCCTCCAAAACCGCCTCTAGGGCCTTGAACCGTAGTTCGCTGTTGTGGCACTTCGCGAGTGCGATGTTTAAGGCGTCCACCAGCACCTTCGCAGATGCTTCACTAATGGGTGACATTTTCACGGCCTCGGTAACTGCGTAAGAGCATTTCTTCGGCATCCAGCATAACTCAGATGAACACCCTCTCCGCACTGCCTGTTTCCGTGCTGCGGCAGTACCTCGCCGAGCTCACGCCCGAACAGCGCCGCGCCCTTGGTTTGTCCCGGCCGGCAACCGATGCTGAAGTCGCTGGCTACGAGCAGGCACATGCACCTGGCGGCGCGCCAGCCGATTTTGCCGGGCCCGTATTCTCGAATCCGGATCAGGCGCGCGTGAGCGAGGACACCGAAAGCGGCATCGACCCGCTACGACTGCCGACCGGCGTCACGCTGCAGCACCAAAACTTTTCCGGAGCGATGCCGACCGACCTCTCGAATCCTGTGCAAGCGCAGATTGTCGGCCCGCACATGCAGACGGTGGGAGCGAGCTCCCAAGCGCAAGGTGATTGGTTCGAACAGAACGCGCCAAAATCTACAGCTGCTGCAAGTGGCGATTGGTTTGAACAGAACGCGCCGAAAAAGGAAGCCGAGCCGCCCGCCGACTACCTCTCGCGCATGAAGGATCGAATTCATGAGTCCGCGGCGACACTCGGCAGGGAAACCGGTTCGCTCGCCGAAACGCTGGGCACTGTCATCAACCCGATGACTTATTACCACGCTGCGGCCGACGAGCCTACGCCAACCGAGCTCAAACTGCTCGGCGCCGAAAAATCGAGTGGACCGGTGCGTGTCGCTAATTTCATTCAGCGACTCACTGGCATGGGCCAGATCGCTGAAGCCGCGCGTTTCTACCGCACTTACCTGCAGGCCTCACCCGACAAAAAGCGAGAGATGGAAACCGAGATACTCGACGTCGCGCCGGAAGCAGTCGGCACCGGTGGCGCGGCCATACTCGCGCCGAAACTTCTCGAGAAAGCACCCTCGGTAATCAACGCAATGCTTGAAACGGCGAAGAAAGCTCCGGCTGCGATCGCTGAGCGCGCCGCTGCCGTCGTCGACAAGGCCCGCAACGTCACGCCGAAGCAGGCGGCACAGGCGGTCGGCGGCACGTCCGGTGCTATCTCTGGGCATGGCACGCTAAGCGCGCCTGGCGCGTACTACGGCGCAAAGACTGCCGGCCGAGCAGCGGAAATCGTGCTCGGGAAAGAGCGCGCGAATCGGCCGCTGTTTCCGAAGAAAAGCGCACCCGCAGAGGCACCGCCCGTTGAGGACCTAGAAGGCATCACCAGTCGGCAGACTGCAGAAGCAGGCGCCGGCGAGGCCGAAGTTTCCACAGGAAATGCACCGGAAACGGTGCCAGCCGAAACCCCCGTCGAGCCTGCGTCGAGCGCTCCACGGGGCGCCGGCGTGCCTCGTACCCTATCGGGCGAGTCGGCTTTGACGCAGATCCTCACCGGCCAGGACAACGCGAACCTGCTCAAGATCGCGCGCTCGCGCGGGATCAACGTCACCCAGGAAGCGCAGCTCAAGCCGGGCGTCGCCGACACGCGGCTGATCCGAAAGATCATTGATGACCACACCCCGGAAGAGCTCGGCGAGCTGCGCGATACCTACCTCGAACACACGCGTTTTCGCCACAATTTCGGCGACATCGGGCCCGAGGCCTGGAAAACTCTCAGCCTGCAAACCTATTTCCCAGACATCAAACTGCCGGCCGCGGTGCTGAAGCGCACCCAATCGGCGATCGAGATGGCAGGGAAACCGCCCGCCGAAGTGATGAACGCGCCGGCGAGCGAAGCCGCGGCGCCTAAGGCACCTAAGATCGAGGCCGCACCGAAAGCCAAAACGCCCGCGATCGCGAAAGACGATCTCACCGACTTACTCGCGCAGTCAGTCGAGCAGGCGAAGGGAATCAAGGGCGGGGTTTTTACTAGCGCAGATCCGGCCGAACTCATGCAGCGCTGGGGCGTGGATCCGGAGAGCCTCACTTCCGGCCGCGAGCAAACCCGCGGGATGTCACCGGCTGAAACCGAGGCCGCGGTCGACAAATTAGCGAAGGCTTACAAAAAAGGGCAGGCAATCGAGCCGATTCTCGAAACGCGCGACGCGCAAAACAATGTGATCGATGTCGACGGCCGCATGCGGGTGATCGCGGCGCACCGGGCAGGGATTAAGCGGATCCCGGTGATTGTGCGGCGGGCAGGGATTGCGAAAGCGGCGGACTGACTTGCTCCTCGATGACGACCTCGACGGGCTGCTGGTAGCGATCCCACAACTGGGCTGGCTGGCCGCAGCAGATCGCCGGAAGAATCCCCGGGCGCGCCGGCCTATGTCTGAAGCGCTTGCAGGCACCGGTGCAGCGCCACACTTCGCGCGGCTCCCAGTTGGTTAGCGTGTATTCGATGGAGTCGGTCATTTTTTGGCCCAAAGTTCCTCGCACGAGTCGTGATCACCGACAACCAAACACTCAGCCCTCAGGAAAGCGCGCGCGTCCGGTGCGCTGGCCATGTCTTGATACTCGCAGCCTTGGCGGATTGTCTCTTTCTTCTTCCAGTCTGCTGTCGTCGTGAGCTGAATACAAATATCGCCGGTGCCTGGGTCAAAGCGAAATGTTCGGAGGCCATCCTGGCGCAGCTCGTAGTGATGACGAGGTTGCTGCTGCTTATCTAGTGCCGCGATCTGAGTCTTCAGTATCTCAATTTCTTTTGCTTGCTCCGCTACCTTTCGCGAGCTGGCATCGCTACTGCAACCGACTGCAGCGCCGAGCACCAACACGATGAGAGTTACCAAAACTCGCTTCATCTTTTAGACTCCTATGCCCCTCAAATCTAGCTTTCTCCGCTCCCTCCGACAATGGCACCGCAGTTCAGTTACCAGCCTGCTGTTACTCGCCTTAGTAACACTTTTTGGCACTTTTGCGGGTGCCGCTGTGCCTGTAACCCTCGCGCCCGTGCCGAAGCTGCAGTTTTTCGATGCTTCCGGGCGTCCGCTGGCCTTTGGCTGCGTCTTTGCCTACCAGAGCGGCACCACGACGCCCCTCACCACCTACACCGATTACACGGGCAGCGTTGCGAACTCGAACCCGGTCGTTTTGACCGCGGGCGGGTTCGCCGGCTCGGGCTCGGGCGGAATCTGGCTGCAGGCCGGCCAGGCTTACACGCTGAAGGTGGTTGCAGCGGGCGGCGTAAACTGCGCATCGGGCGTCACCCAATTTACAGTGGACGGTATCGGCGGGGGCCTCACCATCCTGACGTCGGTGGTCACTTACAGCGCGACGCCCTCGTTTCCGATCCAGGCCGAAATCCAGCTCTTCACGATCACGCTCACCGGCAACGCGGTGGCGCAGCCTCTGACCGCGGTCGGCATCATTCCCCCGGCTCACTTGATCTTTCAAATCACGCAGGACGGCGCGGGCGGCCACACCTTTACATGGCCATCAAACTCGATCGGTGGCGCTCCAATCGGCCTCGGCATCAACCAGGTCACAACCCAGGAATTTATCTGGAATGGCACCAACGCGACCGCGATCGGGCCCGCCATTACCGGCACCGGCCCCGCGCTTTCTGCGGGCTCACTTACTCTTTCCGGGCAGCTTACCTCGACACTCGCGACCGGCACAGCGCCGTTTGTCATCGCGTCGACGACCAAGGTCGTAAACCTCAACGTCGACCAAGTGGATGGTTTCGACTGGGCGATACCGGGCGCGATCGGCTCGACCACACCGAACACGGCCGCAGTCACCACGCTGGTCGTGGGCGGATCGCAGCCGCAGACCAGCGTGCAGGGCGGCGGGACCGATGTAAAACTGCTCTCCGCGTCGACTGTCGCCGCGAGCTCGCCGATTGGCTGCACTGATGCGGCTGGCGGCTTTACTACAACGTGCACCGGGTTCGGTCCGACGTTCGCGCCGCAACGCATAACTCTCGGCTCGCCCGTCACTATCAATGCGACGACGCAAACGACGATTCTTACCAAGTCGGTCACGTTCCCCTCGACGCCGGGCACCTATCGCGCGAGCCTCAGTTACAACGCATGGGTGACGGCGGGCGGGAACCACTGCGCTGCGGAAGTCTATGACCATACCAACACGCTAGCCTTTGCGTCGAGCGGCCAAGACGCGAACGGCGTCGGCTATATGGGGCTCGCGGGCGCAGAGATCACTTCGCAGACTTACGCCGCAAGCGCGACGGTGAGTTTCACTCTCGAAGTGGAATGCAACAACGGCGCCGGTGGCCTGGTCGGAGCCACGGTCGACATGAACGGCGGCGCTCTTTTTGCGATGTCGCCCAAGGAAGCGACCTATCTTTCGATCACGCCGGTTTTGAGCAACTAGCCATGAGAACCGTTCTTATTGGAACAATTTTTGTGCTCGCTCTCGCGGGCATCGCGGCAGCACAGTCTTTCACCGTTACGGGCTCGCAGTGCGGGAGTGTCACGGTCGACGGGCAGGCCACAATCGCGCTCCAGGTGACGGGCGCAACCTGGAGCGGCACCGTGCAACCGAAAATCGCAATCGCGGGGCAGGCGCCCGTCAACCTGCAGATCGCGCCGGCAAATTCCTCGACCAAGCAATCGACCATCACCGCGAACGGCGCTTATGTCGCGAGCGTCGCCGGCTACTCGCTGTTCCAGCTGTGCGGCGCGACCGTGACCAACACGGCGACGATCTACGTCAACGTTTCCCGATTCATTCACTGAGTTTTTCCTCATGCGAAAATTTGTACTTTTTCTAGCAACGTTTTTGGTTGTGCTGCCGGCGCTCGCCTCCGCCCAGTGGGTCGGCCCGATCTCCATTACCTCGAATCAGTGCGCCTCGATCGGCGCCGAGATGAACGCGACCGTGGTCGCCTATGTGTCCGGCACCTGGACTGGCACACTGCAGCCACAGGGAACGATCCAGGGACAGGCGCCTTTCAACGTCCTGGTCACGCCATCGACCTCGAGCACGACGCAGGCGACCGTCACCGCGAGTGGCGCCTACACGACCTCGATCGCCGGCTATTCGACTTTTCAACTCTGCGGGGCGACGGTCGCGAGCGGGGCGGCCGTGGTCTACCTGAATGCGTCGATGGCTGAAACCGGCTCGGGCGGCGGCGGGGCGGCCAGCTTTACCACGCTCGCCGGCGGCACGAACAACGTCAACGCCTCCCACATCGAAGGATCCGGCTCGAGCCTGTCGGCCTCGGGCACGGGCCAGGTGGCCGGGACGCAGCTCTGGCAGGATGATGGTCTGACCGCGCCCACGATCAGCTTTGGACTCGCCGGCGGCAGTTTCGCGAATGGGCGTTCGACCTCCATCCGTTACACGTTCGTGACTGCGGCTGGGCAGACTTATCCGAGTATCGCCACTAGTGGCGGCAATGGTTCGTTTGGGTGCTCGTCGGGCACCACTTGCCAACTCACCGTCACGGCGCCGACGCTGCCCTCGGGCATCACTGGCTATAGCGTCTACGCGCAGGATTGTGGCGCGAGTCCCTGCGGCGGCTCAGAGACGTTGCAAGCGGCCTGCACGAACATCGTAATCAATTGCGTGTTGAACTCGGTCGGCGGCGGTGCCGCGGTCCCAACTGCGAACACAGCTTACCTGCAGCCTTCGCCGTTGCTCACGAGCGAATGCCCGGCCGGCACCATCCCGAACTGGTTTATCAAAGACAATGACGGCAACTGGCATACGCAGGCAGGCATCGATCCGACGAATACCGCGTCATTGCCGCCTACTCCTTATGGCACTCTCACTTTCTGCCGGCGCACTTGGTTCAACGACAGTTTGGTGGGCGGCCCGGCAGGGAAGAACTCTTTCGTAGCTATCTTTCATACGCCTGGAATTGGTGTAGGGGTAGGTCAAGATCGTGCCTTGCATGTGGAGATGGATAACGCTTCGGTAGACTCTACTTCCTACTATGGCTGGGAAGGTATTCAATCCCAAGTTGTCGTTTCCGGTACACCCAACTTCACTGGCACACCAGACGGAGAAGAGTCTGCAGGTTCGTTCCAAACGAACATGCTAAACACGAACTCGATGACCGGAGGCAGCTACGGTCCGAACGCAGTGCGTGCCCAAATCTTTCGCAATGGGGTTGGAGGAAGTGTTTCGGGTTGTACTTACTGTTACCGAGGCCTGAACGCCATTGCAACCAATGGCGCAACTGGTAGCTTGGCGGGTGGAGTTATGGCGGCAATTACGGCCTTGGCGACCGACCAGGGCGGTTGCAGTTCCTGTGCCGGAATCGGCGTCGCTATCCTGAAAGGCACGCGCTTCACGACCTACGCCCGTGGCCTGTTTCTTGAGGACTTCGGCACCAATACAGCGGACTGGAATATCTTCAGCTCATCAACCAATGGCACACCCACCAGCGGGCGCAACTGGTTTGGCGGAAACGTCTACTTTGCCAACCTAATTACAGCAGCCAAGGAAATCGCGGTCACCGGCTCGCTGGTTGCTAGCGGTTCAGTAAGTTCCGCGGCCTTTGCTACTCCCTCATTTAATAACGGCAACGTGACGAACATTGGCGCAACCGGCGCGACCACAGATACTTACAAAATCACCGCCGTGGACGGGAACGGCAAGGAGAGTTCCGTATCAGCAGCAGGCACAACCACCACGGCCAACGCGACCCTAAACGGCACAAACTTCAACCGAATCAATTTAAATGCGCCGACGCTTGTCATCGGAGTCGGTTCTTATAAGGTTTATCGCACAGCGGCGGGTGGGACGCCTTCGACCACAGGCTTGATCGGTACAATCACGATCACCAATACCACGCTGTCCGGCGCAAGTTTCACCTTAGACGATACCGGTCTTGCGGGCGATGGTTCAACGCCGCCAACCCAAAGCCTCACCGGCGCGGTGCAGGCGCCGCTCTACGACACGACAACAATCTGCGCGGCGGTCGGCACGGCGGCGAGCCCAAGTGTTGCATCCTGCACAGCCGCACCGGCGGGTTCTTTCTCCTGCGCGACCAACGCGACGGGCGCGACGTGCACGGTCAACACCACGGCCGTGACCACGATCAGCCAGATTTTCGTGCAGGAAGATGAGACGCTCGGTACACGCCTGGGCGTTACCTGCAATACCGGCACGAACGTGCTGCCGGCGTCGCGCCTGCTCAATGCGCGCGTGGCGGGCACTAGTTTCACGATCAACCTGGGCACGGTTACGACAAATCCGGCCTGTTTCTCATATTTCATCATCAACTAAGACCCTTCCAGCGACTTATCCCACTTACAGAAGGTGTTCCCGATGAAGTTTTTTGCTATTGCGCTCGTGTCTCTGCTCGCCTTCGCCCTCGCCGGCTGCACCACAAAAGTGCCATCCGCTCAGAAACCCAGCCCAGCCGTGAAAGCCGGGCCTCCGGAAATTCAAAACGCGGTGATCGAAGCCGCACAGATCGGGACCGCGACGACCACGCAGGTCGCGCAGGCCAACATCCTGATCCCGCGCACCTACAGCGCGCGCACCGACGATGCCATCGTGCAGCCGCTCGCGCCCGTGCCCGACATGGGCGGCCTGCTCGGACAAAACAAGGTTTTCACCGACCCGCGTTTCGGGAACGCGCGCACGCTGCGCGCGACCGATGGCGCGACCGGCAAGCCCGGGCAGACACTCTCGACCGCCGACGGGGGCGCGCCGACGCTCTGGGCCTCGGACTCGCGACACTTCATGGTGCATACCAATGGCGGCCCGCGGCGGGTGCTGGCTTTCGATCCGAAAACCTTCCGGGTCGCCAACACTTCAATCATCGTCAAGGGCGGCGCAGTGTTCGCCTGGAGAGATCCGCAGATGATCTTTCAGCTGCTCGGCACGGAACTCCATCAGCTCACCGCGAGCCTCGACTGGTCGGCAATCGCGACCGATGTCGTGATCGGTGATTTCCGGGCATGCCTAGGCGCGAATTTCATACCCACATGGAACGGGACATTTCTCGCCAAGCGCGATGACGCGACCTTTACGGTCGCGTTCTCGAATGAAGGCGGGCAGGGAACCGGGCACTATCTAGTCGCGTTTCGCGTCGGCAAAGGCTGCTCGATGCTCGACACCAAAGCCGGTACCGTTGGCGGGCAGTGGGGCGCGAAAGGTTCGATCGATGACGGCGCACTCCCGACCGCTCACCCCCTCGCCGATCGCCTGATCATGCACGAGGGCGGCGGCGGCCAGAACGAAAAGTTTGCGGCATTTGGCATGACGCTGCGCCAGCCGGGCGGCGCTTCCGGATGCCTGGCGGGCGGGTGCGTGGTGAACAGCCCCTACGTGTGGGAAGTCGGCACGACGCATGTGCGCATCTGCGGCGGCTTCCAGTGCGACGGACACGCGGCCGATGGCTATCTCCATCGAGCGACCGGCAAGAAATACACGCTGCACAGCTACGCGGCTCCCAGCACGCCACTCACTCAGCTGCTGAAGAAATCTTCCTTTTGCTCGGACATGCACGGCAGCTGGCAGAACTCAACCCGCCTGGACGTCAACCCGCTGTTTGCGGTCACGACCGACGTCAACCCGACTAGCCTGATCTACCCGTGCGCCGGCTACAACGAGGTGATCGGCGTGCCCGCCGACGGCAGCGGCCTGCGCTATCGATTTGGGCAAACCTTTAACACCGGCACCTCGAAATATTTTGAAGTGCAGAACGCGAACGGCGTGGTCGACCAGTCCGGCCGCTGGGTGCTGTTCGTGTCGGATTGGGGCGGCACGCTGGGCGTGGAAGCCGACGGCAAAACGCCGCGCGGCGATGCCTTCATCCTGGAGATTAAATAAATGCGAGCGCGGGGATTGAAAATCCTGCTCGCAGTACTCCTGCTCTCCGCATGGGCATGCGCTTACTCCGTCGATCTGACCTGGGATCCCGTCGCGTGGCCGACCACGATCAAATATCACGTTTGGCGCTCTCGTACTTCCGGCGGGCCCTACGTCCGCAGACACGGCGGGAAGCTCACGTACTGGACTGACCTATATGTGAAACCGGGCGTGACTTACTACTACGTCGTGACCGCCTTCGATTCGGTAACGCTGCAGGAATCCGGCTATTCCAACGAGTGCATGGTACTGATCCCAACCCCATGAAAATCGTCATTCAAAGAAAGTGGATCTCGTCGGAATCGGTGTGCGGCGAGCTCTCCGTCGACGGGCAATTTGAATGCTTCACGCTGGAGCGGCCGCGCGAAGGCGATCACCCGTGCATCCCGGCCGGCACTTACAGTGTGATCCTCACGCTCTCGCCACACCTGCATTACCGAACGCCGGAAGTGCTCGACGTGCCGGGCCGGACCGGAATCCGGATCCACATCGCGAACCGGGCCTCGGAGCTCGAGGGCTGCACCGCGGTCGGCGAAACGCACTTGCCGAACGTGGTCGGCAACTCGCGCAGCGCGTTCGCGAGCCTGATGACGCTGCTCAGCATGGCGACCAGCCGCATCACCGTCACCTATCTGGATCCGGACGGATCCGCGGCGCCGGACGTTACCGGCGAAATTTCGATGTGAAAGGGAAACACTCTATGACCAAAAAAATCGGCTATTTCGTTGTGGCGGGCGGCGCGATCGCGGTCGTCGTCGGCCTTGCTCTCACCATTCATACCAATTTAGTGGCTGCAATCCTGATGGGCGTGGGAGCGGTCGCCGGTGCCGGTGGCTACTACGTCGCCAAAAAGCAGTCGGGAGTCTAGAAAATGGGGTTCACCGACATCCTTAAAAAGTCGTTTCCCTTCCTCTCGGCGGCCGCTTCGCTGGGCGGGCCTCTCGGCACGATGGCTGCCGCGGCCGTGGGGAAGGCTCTAGGACTCGACAAGCCGCCCGCGGGCACCTCGGACAGCATCTCGAACGCGATCGCCCTCGCCATGGCCGACCCTGCGCAACGGGCGGCCATCCTGGAAGCCGAACGGCAGTTTCAGCTGCAAATGGCCGAGCTCGGCTACAAGGACGCCGAAGAGCTGGCTGCGATCGCCGCCAAAGACCGGGACAGCGCGCGCAACCGGGAAATCCAGGTCAAGGACAAGATGCCGGCGATCCTCGGCCTGAGCGTCACGGTCGGTTTCTTCTCTCTGGTCGGCCTGATGGCCTTCCATCCGTTTCCTGAGCAGACGAAAGACGTGTTCTTGATCCTGGTGGGAGCGCTCACCGTGGGCTGGAAGGATGTCATGGGTTATTACCTGGGGAGCTCGGCGGGTTCCGATCGCAAAACCGATCTGCTCGCGCAGGCTGGCACCAAAGTGCCATAACCAGGAAAAACACGGGCGCGCTTGACTGGGGTCGCTATGATGGGAGCGAGGTGCTTCCCCATGCACACCGGAGTCGATACGGAGAAATCGCAAGGCCTGCCATCACGCGAGTTGTTCAACAAACAAGCTGCCGAGCGCGAGTGGCAGCAGCGGCGCCGCACCGATATGCCGTCGGATCCGATGGCGGAGTGCGACGTTAACCAAGCGAGCGCGATGCTCCGCTCCGATGCTTGGATCGTCGACGAGTTTTTCCGCTACCATCCGCCAACCCTTGAGCAGCTGCCGCGTTATGAGTCGATCAACCAGGCGGCGAAAAACTTTGCGGCCGTGATCCTCGCCAACTGCCCGCCCGGCGCCGACCGTGCGACCGCGATCCGCATGCTGCGCGAATGCCGCATGACCGCCAATGCCGCGATCGCGCTCAACGGGCTCAGCCTCTAACCCATCGGAGCTAACTAGCAAAAGTTGACGCCATGGTTATGATGGTGATGAGGTGCTTCCGCGATGGATCCAAACCTGATCGCTCACCTGCAAGAAATTCGCGCGAGGATGACCGACAACGTGCGCGGTCTTGAGCGGCTCTCGCGAAAGATGACAGGGCCGAAGCCGTCCGATCAAGCCGGGAAAACACCGCCAGTCACTGAAAACCTCACCAGCATCGTCAGCGACATCGGCAGTCTCGCCGGTTACACAAACAAGTTGATCGAAGAGGCACACAACTTCATTGGCGATTTCAATCTTGCCGCTGAGGCGCCCACATCCCGCTTCGGATAATGAGCCAGCTCACCAAACGCGAGAAGGCCGTCGCCGCCAAGTACCGGAAGTATGAGAAGGCGCGCGAGAGCGCAAAAACCTTCTACGACCGGGCCGACGCGATCGTGCTCGACATCGCCCGCACCATGAACGGAAAAGGGCGCTGCCGGATCCGCGAGGATGGCAAAGAGCTGATCCTCATCGATCACGCGAAAGCGGCGGTCGCCGATGAAACCTCGGCCATCGTCGGATGGGGTCACGCGGCGGTGCGCAGATTCGAGCTCAAGACGGCGAAGCCGTGAGGCGTGCAGCCGTTCTATAATTCTCGGCGTGCTGCGCTCCCTGCTCACCTACCTTAGCCGCGGCGTTGTCCTCAAGCGATACCTGCCGCCCGATTTCGACTCCCGCCCGATCTACGTCTCGCCCGATGCCGCTCTCGGCTTCTGGAAACGAGATCTCGAAAAACTCGACCCGTTCCTATTCCATTTTGCCCGGCATCTCGTGAAGCCCGGCAACGTGGTGTGGGATATCGGCGCCAACGTCGGACTATTCACATTCGCAGCGGCATCTCGTCTTGAAGGCCGCGGCCAAGTGCTCGCAGTTGAGCCCGATCCATTTCTCGCGGGCTTGCTCAAGCGATCAGCACTCGAAAACTGCGAGACGGCGAAAGTGCACATTCTGCAGCTGGCGATTTCCGATCAGGCGGGCGCGGCCGATTTCAACATTTCCAAGCGCGGCCGCTGCGCGAACTTTGTCACAGGATTTGGGACCGCACAGAGCGGCGGCGCCCGCGGTTCGATTTCTGTCCCGTCCACTACTCTCGATCGCCTGCTAGCCGAAGGCTGGCAGCGGCCCAACCTCGTAAAGATCGACATCGAGGGCATGGATCACATCGCGCTGCGGGGTGCCGGGCGGGTGCTGGCGCAGCGCCCGACCCTGATTCTGGAAGTGACCGACGCAAACCGCGAGGAAATGGCGGAAATTCTGGCGGGCCACGGCTACCAGGTTTTCAATACCAACCTACAGCCGGTGCGGAAAATGCCGCTGTGCAACCTGGTAGCGATGGCGGCCTAGCGGCTAGTCGGCGAGCAGTTCGGGTATATCGGCTGCGATGGCGCGGTGCACGTCGCAGATTACACACCCGCAGTTTTCGTTTCCCTCCATCGTCCGCTTACTCAACCAGGCCCGCAGCGCCTCGTAGACTCTCCCGGTGATTTCGTGCGTGACGGCGGGCGCCGACTCCCGGGGAACCGCTAGGGATGCGGCCTCGGGCGCAAAATCTGGATGCTCTCGCATAAGCCTGCTCTCCATTTCTCGTTTCTCTGCCCGAAACTTCTTCTTCAGCGATGGTTCCCCTGTGCTCACTGGGGCGGGGCTATTGAATATTTCGACACACATGCAGTAATAGAGATGCTGGTTTCTGGTGGCGTCGGTACACATTGTTGATGCTGCTGCGAGTTTCGGCTTACCACACTTCGGACAATTGGCGGGCGCTCTCTCGGCTGGGGATGCGGCCTCGTGGTGACACGCGGGGCACATATCCTCTCGCGCCATGCCTTCAATGAACGGCAATTTACTTCCGCACGTGGAGCAGCAACCGTAATGGTCATGTGGGCACCGGTGCCGTCCCTTGTAAGTTAGACAAGACTCAACCTCTCTTCCTTCTGGTCGCCGCGGCTCTATTGTCACGCTGGCCTCGCTTTCGGAAACTCCCGCACGCGCAGCGACACCGGCCAGTCCTGCATATCCCCACCTTTACGGTCGCCCTTCCGCGCCCTGCCTAGCTCGAAGCCTTGCCAGCGCGGACTCGCCCCGACCTGTTTCATAAAAAATGCAGTTTCGGCCTGCTGGCACTGTTCGCGCAGCGCTTCTGCCCATTCAAGCTCGAAGGGCCGCGCTCTAGGTCCCGACTCGCCGCCAACGATTGCCCAGCCAATACCTTGCAGATTGACCGTGCCTAGATCCTCGAGTAGCGGCTCGAAAGAAACCAATCGCACCGCGGCCGGCGTTTCACGCAGCAGGTCAAGCCGATCGAGATACTTTTTGCTTTCGACGGAGACGCCGGGCCAGACGTTCGGGAGAGGGAAAGTGATTGCATCGCGCGGATAGCCTGCCAGCGATAAGTAGTCGGCGGTCGCCTCACGGATCCGCATCTCGCGTTCAGTCAGAAAACTGCGCATGCGCTCGGGACTCTTTGTCAGTACCTGGTAGGTGTGCTGCGGAGTAAGCGCCATCACCGCGAACACCTGGTCGACGAATTCGAACGGCACGCTGACCTGAAAGAGATCGGACATCGAATTGACGAAAACCATCTGCGGCGCCTTCCAGCGCAGCGGCTCGCGCAGTTTTTCCGGCACCAGGCGCAGGTCGAAGCCCTGCTCGTAAGGGTGCCCCGGGACGCCGCGGAAGCGCTCGGCGAAGGTTTCCGCATAGCAGTGCTTGCAGCCGGGCGAGATCTTCACGCAGCCGCGCACGGGATTCCAGGTGCGCTCGGTCCATTGGATTTTGGTCATTGCCTCGACCCCGCTCCCAGCGCTCGGCCGGTCACAGTGACGGACAGCTCCGGATCGTTGAAGAATTTTTTGGCGCGCTCTTCGCCCTGGCCGGTAACTTCGATGTACTTCACTTCGACGCGCGCCGTGTCGATGATCGATTGCGCCGTCGAGCAGACCGCCTTCGCGCGTTCGATGTCCATTGGCTTTTCGTCATCCGTGAGCGCTTCCAGCGTCGCGAACAGATGATCCCGCAGGTCCTGCAGTGTGTTCTTCGCCATTCGCTTTCTTCTCCCTGTTTCTGATTTTGCGTTTCAACGCGCCCGTTAGCTGGATGACCTGCGCGAGCTCCTTCGGCAGCCGGTGAACCGTGTTGCGCTTCATGTTCTCGGCCAGAGTGCGGAGCTCAAGATTTTCGAGAGTGCAGTTCGCGCGATTTCGATCCTTGAATGTGACGATGTGCCCCGCCGGAATCGGCCCGTGGTGCTGCGCCCACACATGACGATTTAGTAGCGGCCAGATTTTTACATTTCCGAATCCGTAGGCTTCACCCTTCCGCCCCTCGCGCACCTTGATTCGCAGATAGCCTTCAGCATCGGGCCGGATGCTGCCGATCGGACACCAGTTGATCGCGGCGATTCCCGAGCGAATTCCTTTCTTGAATTGCGTTTCGGCCATCCGACCAGGAGCCCAACCAGGTCGCCGCAGGCCTTTGTTCGCCGGAACGTGGCCCTTGGGATAGCGATAGGCCCATCCAACCTTATCGCCGCGTCGAAGTCGGCACGCTGCCGGACTCGCCATGTATGCCGCGCTTTTCTTCAGGCCGAGTTTTGCGGCGCGCTGGTAGACGACGTAGAAGGTGCGCCCGAGCTGCGCTCCGATCTCTTTCGTCGGCCGATGCGGATAGAGCTTTCGCAGCACGCGATCCTCGACGGCAGTCCATCGTCGATAGTTCGGGCGAAGTCGCCGAATGCCGAGCACCTTCGCGCGGCTCGCGATCGCTTTGGCGGTACGACCGATGATGGCGGCGACTTCAGTCCGCGACTTGTGGGGATAGAGCTCGCGCAGCAGGCGCGTTTCTTCGGCCGTCCACATATCGGCACGCCTCACGCGCTCAACCCCCGGAAAGAAATATTCACGTCGCCGTCGTCGATCTCGAACCCCCAAATTTTCAGCAGCCACTCGGGAACGTAGCGCGAGCCGTGATTGCGCTCGGCGAACATTTTCAGCGCGCGCGAGTCCTGCCACAATTCCGGCCGGCCTTCGAGCTTGTGTTTCTTCACCAGCTCCTCGAAGAGCGTGCTGCGGTCGGGGATCGATTGGCAGGGTTTGCCCCAGTTGGGGTTTCCGCGCTTCTGCAGCTTGGTGCGGATTGCAGGGTAGGTGCCTGAGCTCATGCGGTTTTCTTTTCCTCCGGTGGTGGTTCGGGCAGTAGACTGCCCTGTCTTTCTAAAATTGCCATTGACTCGACTCCGACCTCTTCACCCCGTATCGAGTCGGACGATAGTTTTCTCGCCTTCGCGCGGCGAGTTATAGAGCACCTTGCAAAGCACGTCGCGGTACTCCCAGCCTTCGCAGAGCAGGCGGGCCAAGTGCGCGATTTTCGTGTCGAGTGCTTCGATGTTCGAGTCGTGCGCTTTCTTCGCGGCGGCGAAAAGTTTCTGCGCCTGCGTGCGCGTCGTCAGTTCGTGCGCGAGATCCTCGGCGTTGCGCACCCGTTCCTGCGGGGTGAGTGTGTGCCGGAAATCGCGCGTGATGGTTTCAGGTGCGCTCATCGGCAATTTTCCTCACGTCACTTTCGGCCTGGGCTTCGGCGTGGCGGCGCGACATCCCGCCGTCGAACTCCATCACGCCGGCGCGCTCGTTCCACAATTCGCGCCACTCGGGCGGCCACTCGGAGATTTTTTCAGGCAGGGTCATTCGCACCTCGCTTCGAGATAGGCGCGGATGAACGCTTCGGCCTGGGGCGCGCAGAGCGCGTTACCATAGCCGCGCAGTCGTCCCACACGGCCGGCAATCCCATGAGCCAGCGGGAATGTGCCGGGTTCAACTGGCCGGGCTTTTCCGTCGCGGCAGGGGATCCAGGCGGCATCGGACCAGAAACTAACTTGCTCTGCGAGTGCAGCCCGTCCGCTACTCCTCGATGCGATCCCGCGCACTCCGCATCCTCGCCCCTCGGTGTTGCCCACGTCGCCAGCTTCGCCACGTTCTCTAAACACACCTGCGCTTTTTTCCCGTCCGGTTTCCTGCCAGATGCTGTGGTTTCTTCCGGCTGTGATCTGCCGCCGTTCGGCGTGTTGGGCGTGGGCCACGAAGTAGAGTTGCTGCCGAATGTGCGGAGCGCCGAAGCCCGCAGCGCAGGTATCAACCGCCCCGACGGCGTAATCCGATCTCTCCAGGTCAGACGAAACAAGGTCGAGCCAAGCGAGGCCGTCATCGGACGCAACCTGTTCGCCAAAGATGACGCTAGGGCGCGACTCGCGGATGAGCGGGAACCAGTACGGCCAGAGGTGGCGCCCATCGGATGCGCCGGCTCGCTTTCCGGAAACAGAGAAAGGCTGGCACGGGCACGATCCCGTCCACGCTGGCTTATCGTCGGGCCAGTCGGCGCACCGGAGAGCGTAGGACCAGACACCGATGCCGGCGAAGAAGTGGCACTGTGTGAATCCGCGTAGCTCGTCGGCGCGCACCTCCTGAATGTTTCGTTCGTCAACCTCACCTCCTGCGATCACGTCGGCCGCGATTAGCTCGCGCAGCCAGGCCGCCGAAAATTTGTCGTGTTCGTTGTAATACGCGCTCACGCGCACCTCGCGATCGCGCGCTCGACCAGCTCCACCAGGAAATCAATCTCGGGCAAAGTCGGCAGCATGCCGGCCTTCCGATTCCGGCAGATCGTGAACCACGTCACCCCTTCGGCGTCGCTCAGAAACGAACTGCGGGCCGGGGTGGAACTTTCTGCGATGACAGCCGCCGGGCCCGCCGCAGCTCCAGAGGCAATTGTCTGCAGTGTCGGAACCGCCTCGGCCACTCGCGACGACGTGGGCGAGCTCGCCTTTTCCGATGCCGTCCCAGGCGGCAAACTTGTTGCAGCGTTTTCTATTGCGTTCGACTTCGCACCTGCCTGCAGCTCGCGCATAAACTTTTCTCCTTAGTGCGGTCATGTCGGCGCCGAACAAAACGACGCGGCCGGTGCGCGTTTCGATGTAAGAGCGTGGATCCAGAAAGCCGTGGTCGAGAAATTCCGGCGTGCCGAGCGGCCGGCGGATGCGGGTGCGGGAGAGTGGGCGGCGGTTCATGCGACTTCTAACTCCGCGGCCTCGCGGGCCTGGGTGATTTCGAGAAACTTCGCCTCACTGCCGCCGACGTCGGGGTGATGCAGTTTGACTAGCGCGCGATAACGCGACTGGATGAGTTCGGCCGTCGCCGATCCGGAGATCCCGAGCACTTCTCGCCAGTGCTGCGTTGCGCGTTCGGGCAGAGCTGCGAATCCCTTAAAAGCGCGATCGAGAATTTCGGCGCCGCCGTGGCGCTCGATGGCCCGCATCGCTTCGAGGGTGGCGGCGATCGCCGCGATGTTGTCGGCGACCAGGTTGTATTGATCGGTCGCAATACAGCGCATCCCGTGCTGTTTGGTTTGCCAGTAGATCGCGACACCAGGATCCGCCGGCGCGGCCTGGTCGGAGCGTGGGAAACCGTCGAGCCGCGGCCGTAGGTTCGTCGACAGAATGATGTCGTCGGATGTGATACCCATGCGCTCGAATTCGTAGAGCACGCGCTGAGTCGCGGCGCCGACGCTGATCCAGTTTTTATCTTTGCCGAGAAATTTCCCGTGCCGGCGTGTTTTGGTGCGCTTCCAGCCGTCCGGCCAGCAGAGGGGGAATGCCGTTTTCTCGCTCATCGGATCCACCAATAAGCCGCGGCCGCAGCCGAGCCGAGCAGGAAGCCCGCCCCGAGCAGTCCCAGCATGCGGCGGAAGTTAGTAACTCGCACTCGGATCTGCATTGCATCTTTTTCCCGGCCGACCAAGCGCGACTCGCGCGCAACCGCTAACTCTCGATCGACCCATGGGCAATTGCTCACCCGGTGCCCGTCCTGGCGGCAGTGCACGCAGCGCGGTACTTCCGGACACTCGCTCACGCGATGGCCGAAGCGCCCACACTCCATGCACTTCGTCACTGCGAGATCGGCTTCGAGCGCGAGCCGGCTGCAATCGTCGGGTATGCCATCCCAGCAGGTCGTCATTTTGGCCGTCGTTTCCGTTTGGGAAATTTGTTGACCTCCGGCGCCCCACATGCTGCGCACTTGCCGTTTTTGAAGCGGTGCCGCTTGTAGATCACGCCCTGTCGTTCACATCGCGCCATTCATTGACTCGCTTTCTCACTCGACCGGCGGGCGGCCTGGGGGAAGTGGGGGAGGGAAGCGCCGCCCGCCTGTTCATCGAGTGCCCGCGGGGCGGCTGCCTTGCTTTGGTTGCCCCCTCTCGCCCCGCGGAATCCTGCTGTGCTGAAAATTTACGGCTGCGGCCCCGCCCGCCCGTGCTCGCTGGGTTCCAGAAGGTAATTCTGACCACCGTTGCCAGCGGGCACGCTTGGGAGTCCTCCGCAGCCAACCCGTAAAAGTTTCACGCGGCGGGATCGGAGATCACAGTCCCGCCGCGCGCTTCGCCGTGGAGATCTGGGGCGCCACGGCAAACCCGCATCAGCTCGCCGCCTCATTTTCGCCGGCGTCGATCGCGTCCACGACCGGCTGCGGCTTCGCGCGCTTGCCCTTGCCGTTGGGCTTCGACTCGGCCTCGGCGATCGACTGCAGGCCCATCGCTTCGATCAGCGTGCGTGCTTTCGCTGGCGGCGCGAATACGTCATCGTTCGCCAGGTCGAGCAGCGCTCGCAGCATGGCCTGCCCGCGAGCTCCGTCGCCAGTCGGAATTTCCCCTGCCTCGATCCGCTTGCGTAGGGCCTTGATGATGAGCAGGTTTTTGCCGAGATCGTCGGTGGAAACCTCTTCCTCCATGCGCGAAACCGAGATGAATCCGTTGAGGTACTCCAACGTGAGATCTCTGTACATCTTTGCGAGCTTCGAGCGGCCCTCGCCTGACGGAAAGCACATCTCGAGATTCGCCTGAATCTCTTCGAGCAGCCCTTTACGGTCGGCATTGTCGCGAGCCCAGGCCGTTTTTCCGGACACGACCAGCTCGCGACTCGATTTGCCGGGCTCGAACCCGCCGCCCTCGAGCTTCTGCATAAAGTCGATATGCGGGCGCAGCGCGTCGAGCAGCTGTTTGTAGCCGCCGCGCTTGTACCCGCCGCGGATGGCGTCGAAGGTAAACTGTGAGCCCGAGAGCATCGTGGTGACGTCCTTCACGACGTCGCAGACGTGCTGCACCGAGGTTTTCCGGCGGAACAGGCCGCCGACCAGATTTTTCTTGCGCCGGATCTCGAGCTCGAGCTCACACTCGTAACCGAAATTCGAGCCACCGCCGGCGTTGAATTTGGAGTCACCCTGGAGCAGCTTGATGTCGCCCGTCTCCGGATCCTCGACGTTTTCCCAGTGGTAGCCGAGCCGGCCGCAGGCGAGCGCGTGGAACGGTCCCTTGAAGCGCCGCACCATCGTGTCCCACTGGTTCATGAGCTGCTGCCGCTGGTTGAACGGTAGATCGCCATTCGAGTAGCTGAAGGTTTTCAGGCCTTCCATCCAGGGTGTTGTGAGCTGGTCGCCGACGTAGACCGCGGCGCGCTCTTCGCGGCACCGTTCGAGCGACTCGAGCAGCGCGATCAGGCTGGTGCCCGGCACGATAATCACCGGCACCTGTTCGACGTCGTAGATCAGCGCTTTTAAGAGCTGGCCGCGGCCCTCGGAATCGAACATCAAGACCGGGCGCGACCCGCAGAATTCCTTCGACAGCGCGGCCGCGAGCATTGCCGTGGTGAACGACTTGCCGGCACCGTTTTTCCCGTCCATACTGAGTTTGACGAACATTGTGTTTCTCTCCTGTTGAGGCGTGGGTTTGGTTCTGAGCCAGGCCCGCGCCGGATTTTTCGATCTACTTCCCCCACAAACAACCTTTCGACCAAAACAAAAGCCAGCAGCCAGCCCGCAACCAAGGCGGCGAAGCGCAGCCAGCGAGGAATCACGGAGCGCCGCCGATCTCGGCTACGGCCCCGGCTTCGCGCTCGGCTTTTTCGTAAACTTCTAGCGCCTTGCGGGCCTCATCGTATTTCTTGATGAGTTCTGCCGTGTTCCACGCGGTGGCTTTATCCAGAGTTAGAACAAGGACGCGAGAAGCTCCCAGCACGGCATAGGCTGCCAAGTCGCACTGATGCCTCAGATCGTGCAGTTTTTCGCGGCTCACCGCGCACCCCCGAGCTCGAGCAGCGACTCGATCAGGCTGCCGGTGTAGAGTTCGGCGACCGGCGGCAAACCCTTCGGCCCGTCGACGCGATGCCCGCTCGATTTCGCGTGCTCCTCGCGGCAGTGATCGTGCAGCGGCTGGCCGCACTCGAAGCAGGGAAGCGCGCAGCGGATGCAGACGCCGCAGCCGCAGTCAATGCAGAGCTCGCTGGTGAGCGTCCGGCATTCGTCGCCATGGCGGTCGGTGGTGGTGCAGGGAACCGGCGCCGCCGGATCCTGGTCGCGGTATTCCTGGCAGAGCACGCACCAGCGGCTGGTGCAGGTTTCGGCTTTCTCCCAAGCGGACAAGGGCGGCAGCGGGGCGGAATTGAACCACGCGGCATCGTGCGCGTGAGCGATCATGCGGCCCTCCGCAGTGACCAAGCCGGGGTTAACCAGAGCCTTCCTTTTGGATCGCGGATGCGCACGCCGGCAGCGCTTACACGCACTACACGGCAGCGAATGGGGCCGGTTCCGAAAGTTCTAAGTTCAAGGCTTTCGCCGCTGATCAAAACAACCTCGTCTTTCTTGAAACTGAGTGCCTTCATGCTTTCCTCCGGATTTTTTCAGCGAGTTTGTAGCGCTGCTCCCATACCTTCTTGGCCGCTGGGCGCTGGTCGTCAAAATTCATGGAGCGCTGCCGGGAGAGAGTGACGATGCGACGCCGCAGGTCGGCTAGTTCGGTCGGAGTTATCCTCTGGTTTTGTGGGATTTCCACCGATTTTTGCGAAACCTTCCACTGGTCCAATGCGTTGTAAGTCGCTGCGCCGGCAGGATTGTTGCCCGACTTTTGCAGCGATGGACAGGACCTACTGCTACTGCTGGTAAGTGAACGTGTAGGTAAAGCAAAACCCTTTAAGAGCCGCGAGCCGCGGTGATGGCACTCGCGCAGGATGTTGTCGAGCACCATCGAGAGCAGCCCGAAAACTTCGTCATTTGTAAAGCGCAGCAGGCCGATCCCGTAACTTTCGAGCGCGCGTTCTTTCTCGTCGTCGGCGGCCGCAAGGTCCTCGGTTGCGTGGATCCAGCCGTCGACTTCGACGGCTAGCCGTGATGAGTGACACCAGAAATCGACGATGTACCCGCAGACGAGTGATTGCCGGTTGAATTTATGGCCGAGCTGGCCGGCGCGCAGACGCGACCAGAGCAGCGCTTCGGCCGGCGTGGGGTTCTCGCGCATCTTCCGCGCAAATTCACGCTTTTCTGCGAGGGTGTACTGCGGCTGGCGTTTCATGCCGCACCCCGCGCGCAGGTTTCTTCGCCGGCAGGTCGAGCATCACTTGGTCGTAGAGTCGGCCGAGCTGGGCCCGGCGACGCGCCTCGATGGCCGCCTGCAATTTGTCGGGATGGATCCCCAGCACCCGGTAGCTGGCTAGGACAAAGGGCTGAGACAATCCGCGGTCTGCGAACAGGACGGTCAGCCACGCGATCCGGAGATCGTCGCGCAGCCAGGGATTGATTTCCGCCTGTTCTGCGCGTGCAAGGTATTGCAGGATGCTCTCGACGTGCGGGGCGGTCATTCGGCCCTACGCGCTGGGAGAGAGCCGGTAGGAAGTTCAGGCTAAAAGCAATGGCCTGATCTGGCGACTGCCAGAAGTAAATCGAGTTAGTTACTGCGGTGGGTAAGTTTTGCGACCTTTCGCCCGAGAGAATCTTGGATTTGGGCGCGATTTTGCTGCAATGTCCGATAACAGGTACCGGGTAAAGGCTTGAAAAGGCAGGGATGTCGCCCGGAAGTGTAAAGCAATAATTCACGCGATTGCCTTCGCTCGTTTCTTGTCCCAGTAGGGTGATTTGCACTTGGGACACACACGCGGTTTTTCTGGGCGAGAGGGATACCAACCATGCCCGCATCGGAAACAGGTGAGGGCCGTCACGATGATCTTGGTTTGTTTGCTCATCGGTGCAGTATATTCTTTCACTCAATCCCCTAAGTCAACAGTTTTTCAGTGTGCAGCCCTGTGAATCTTCTTATGCTCATCTGGCGAAACCAGTTGTAGGTGGTCGGGGCGAACGCAATTCCGGTTTTTGCACAGATGGTGAACGTGGAACTTGCTCGAACTAATTGCTCCGTGCGCCAGTTCCCACGAATAGCGATGAGCCATGATCTGAAGCGGCCCAAAAGAGAAATTCCCGTAGCCGTGAGCAGCCATCGGGCCGAACCACAGCCAGCAAGTTGGAGTTTTTCTGACTAGGCCCCAGAATGCTTTCTTGGTACCCGCTGCGAATTTGATCGACGCCTGCGCGCTCGTGCTCCTCGATTGGTAGCGGAACGCTGGGAGTTTCTTCGCGGATAGCTTCGCCGGCGTCTCAGGTGCGGGCGTTTCAGGCACGCCTGTCATTCGTTCGCGCATCTCACGCTGGCGCTCTTGCAGGTCTTTCTTCACTTACTCAGAGTAATATACCATAGGTAAGAAAATCAAGCCCTATATTTGACCTGTTTTCTGCGATTTACCGCTCTGGTCCTCAAGTGTTCACAGTATGGACGCGCCGCCGCGGGCGCTGGCAGGGTATTCCAGGCAAACAAAGGGCCCGGCTGTGACCCCGGGCCCGACTCTGGCGATTTCTCCGCGACCTCGCTTTCTAGCCGAAAACCGGCTGGAGATTTTCGGGGCATATTACGAAAGGCGGGCCCGGTCGGGCTGTTCAAAATTGAACACGCGACCTCGCTTTCTAGGTGGCCGTGACCGGCTCCGCCTTGGCTTCCACAGGCGATTGCGGCGCGGGCTCGCTTGCCACAAATAGGCCCCAGTCCGTCGCGAGGATGTCAGTCTGCGACGCCAGCCAAGGCACGCGATCGCCCTGCGCCGTGTGCATGAAGATGTAGGGCAGCGTCATTTTGCTGTTTTCGTCGGGCACCTGCAGCTCGAGTGACATGCCTTTCCCGTTCCAACCTGGCCGGGTGGCGCGCTTGCCTGCCCGCAAAATGTTTAGCGCTTGTCCGAGATCCATGTTTCGGCCTCTCCCTTGGCGGCCGGTGTAACAGTTGTTACATCTGTGACAGGGGCCGAGGATGAGCCGCAACCTGCGCCCCTACTCGCCCTTTCTTCGGCGCTCGATATCCAGCATCGTCCGCACTCAGTTTGCTGGCTTGAGCACTCCAACCTCGCGGACCTTCGGGCTTTCGGCGACTTCGGGCACTATCCCTTGCAGAGGGTCGTGACACCGCGTATCTATGTCGACTTTTCTTTTGCAGGCTAGTCGCACAACCTGTACGTCGGCTTTCTCGGCCGCGACTATCGTAACGTGCGCGATCGGGCGGCGCTGCACCAAAATGTCGTACTGGTGCAGAAATTGATTGTTTGACGCTCTTTCAAAAGCCGAACTGCTCGCCCTGCTGCGAGCTGCCCGGGACAAAAGCGCCCGCGATTGGCTGATGATCCTTGTCACGTACACACACGGCCTGCGCGTGTCTGAAACTCTTGCCCTGACTGGGGAAAACATCGTCGGCGATTACATCGACGTGCGTCGATTGAAAGGATCCCGACGGACAAAGCAGCCGCTTTTTGACAACCCCGACCCACTGCTCGACGAGCGCGCCGCGGTGCTTGAATTGGTCGCGAATCAACCGCGCAATCAAAAACTGTTCCCGCTCAGCCGCTGGACGTTCGACCGCCGCATGAAGCAGTTCGCGACAGCCGCGGGCGTCGATCTCCACAAGGCGCACGCGCACGCGCTCAAGCATGCCTGCGCGATGCAACTCATAGACACCGCTGGAATTCACCGCACGCAGGCCTGGCTCGGCCATGAATCGATTGCGAGCACCGGCCGCTATCTGAATCCGAGCGCGGAGCAGGTAGCGGAGGCCGCGCGCGCTGCTATGAAAAAACCCGCCGGCGATTGATTGTTTGATTTCTAAGTGGAGTTTTCAGCCCCGCCAGGGGTGCACGTCGTGGTTCCTAGCCGTTGGTAACTTGGCGATCCTGGCACCTGCCCGCAGAATGGCTAGCGACCGAACTCTGGCCGCATCCCTTACAGTTTTGCGTTTTCCGGCACGCCAAAGCCGGGCCCGCCTCCGCGCCTAATAGTCACCCGTGTGTCTCTGAAAATCGCGCTGTATCGAAGCGGCCGGTTCTCGCACTTCCTGCCGCGCAAAAAAGCCATGCGCAGACTCTCTCTCGGCATCTATCGCCGGCGGGATGAGACATCGATCGAAGAAGTCGAGCGCGATGCCGCGCAGGTGATGCAGGCGCAGTTTCTGACGGTCGATGCGAAATTTGGGACCGGCAACATGGTGCCCTTCTCGCGGGTGCTCAATCCGTGGAAGAAACCGCCGAGCCTGCACTACCCGATTCCCGCGTGCGTCGCGCACGGGCGGCTGCTGCGCTGTAAAGATGTGAATCACGTACCGAAAGCGACCGATGACGCGGAGCAGCAGAGCGCGTGAAACCCGCGACGGCGTCCGAGCACGATCTGTTCTTGCCGTGGGTGATCGAGCTTGTGTCCGCAACAATGTCGCGCTACTACCCTGATGAGTTTCCGCTGGCGACCGCGCCGGCCGAGCTTGAGAAAGCTGCATAAATGTGGCTGCTAGCCTTTTTCCTCACGAACTCACCGATCTCACCCGGGACGCAGTTTCTGGTTTCGTTGGCGGGCTGCTGCTTTTGGGTGTCAGCTGGTTTGCTGCTACTCGTCGCGCTCGCCGGCGAGCGACGGCCCGCGTCGAAGAAAGGCTCGACGATCACGCCGTCGAAATCCGCCACACCCAGCGCGAAAGCAACGTCGAACCCTTCTATCCCGGGAAAGAATTGTGAGCCGCTCGGCCCTCTCCCCGATGAGGCGCTCGATGCTCTGTTTGGCGGTCCTCTGTTCGGTCATCGAGTCGGGCTGCGCGCATCCCAAACGACACTCCGGAATCAGCGCTCTCATTGATCCGCCCTGTTTAATTGGGCCGATTCTGTTGCAAGATTGCGATATGAGCCAGGCCGAGCCCAAGTGCAAGGTCGTGAAAGTGCGATATAAGCAGGGCTGCGAGCGCCTGGTGGTCGACAAATAACGTGGCGAACTTTCGCAATCGCGAGTATCACCGGCGGGCGGCGCGGCAAGCGCTGCGCGTCGCGGGCGGGCTTGCGCTCTACGACCCGAACACGGGATTTTATCGCCCCGCTTTGCGACCCGTACCATACGAGCGACGAGAGCAACGAAAGCCTCGAGCTGTGCCTGCGGAGCAGATGAGCCTCGATTTCGAAGAGCGGAAGCCGCTGCAAGACCTTTTCCCGGAAGCCTACCTTGGAGAGTAATCATCCAATCGTGCTTAGCCCGCACGTGTTTGCGGCCATCCTCTCCGCGCACGGCGGCGAGCTGTGTTTCGAGAACATCGTGCGCTTCAACCAAGAGCGGCGGCGGCGCAAGGCCTCGGGCGTGATCTGCGACCACTGCCTGCAGGGCCATCAGGAGCACTGCACGGTGCCAGAACTGTGCGATTGTCTGTGCCACCGCTAGACGAAATCAGGATGAACGAAATTATCCGAGCCGGGCTCACCGATCAGCAGGCGCGTGTCGCCGACTTACTGCTCGAAGGTTTGCGGAATCACGAAATCGCGGCACGGCTGAAGCTCTCCCCGCGCACCATCAAGCAACACCTGCGAAACCTCTCCAATGCGTTCCAGATTTCCTCGGGCGCTGGCCAGAAAATTCGCCTAGCCTGCAAGTTAGCTTCTTTCTCCGTCAACTGCCGATGAGCACCGCCGCCATCCAAGCCCCTGATTATGCCCACTCTCATGACGGCGGCGTGCCCGGGCTCTACAAGATCTGCGAGAACTGCGGGCGCAATTTCTTCCGCTGCATCCAGTCGACGCGACAGACGCGGCATGGAGGCGGCGCGAATCACTGCTGTAAATGTCGC